CTCCTTATCAAAAACAATATTTTCATCAGAAAGAATATGCTCAACTCTATTCATAAATTGAGATGCAATTACTGGTTTTTCATCCTTATCAAGAGTGAAATCAATAACTGCACAACGTGAATGAATGGGTTCAATGATACGATTTTTGTAATTACAAGTAAAAATAAAAGAACAATTATCGGCAAATCGTTCTATGAAATTCCTCATCGCTGGTTGAACTGAATCGGGATTCATATAATCCGCTTCATCAATTATTGCAACCTTTCGGCCACCAGACAATGAAATAGTAGAACAGAATTGTGTCAATTTAGTTCTAAGAGTATCAATCATCCTACCTTCATCAGAACCATTGATGATAAGATAGTCTGCTCCTGTTTCATTGCAGATTGCACGAGCAGCAGTTGTTTTGCCAATACCCGATGTTCCTGTAAACATCAGATTTGGAATTTTATTTTGACTGACTACATCTCTGAGAGTTGTTTTGATTGAATCAGATAAAACACAATCATCAATAGTTTTTGGGCGGTGCTTTTCCACCCACAAAAGAGAATCCATCATAATTACCCTTCATAAGTTGAGTTGGCCTCCATTGCAATCCAATACTCAAGGGAATCGGATTTTCTCTTAAAATGTGAGATTCGTTTGGAAGACAATTCAACATCATATCCACCTTCCATAATTTTATTAAGATTTTCTGTTTTGAAAATCATTTTGAATTCTTTATCGGTATTACCTACCCTAATAGAAAACATATCGGAACTAACATTACCTGTATCAGAAACCACAAGACGAATGTCTGATTTATCGCCTTCTACAACAATTTCAGGTAAACCAAGAGTATTGGCCGCATTGATACATTGTTTGAAATCATCTTGTTCCAATACAAAAGAAATTTCAGGTTCAGGAAAACTAATTTCCTTGTCGGGTGGTGTTTGAAACATCGTACTACTCCCACAATAACGATATTCGGCATATTTCTTGCCATCAGATATTTGAACAGAATTTTCAGTGAACTCAAGTTCAGGATTATCGAACAGAGAAAGAGTTCCTAAAAATCGATTCAATTCATATATAGGAAATGTTTTTGGGAACATATCTGCAATTTTAACAGATGCTAGAATTGTATTCAATGGTGATACAGTTTTGAGTGTATCACCTTCACGAAATTCTAGACTTTGATTGATTGTTGCATAGTTCTTGAGGAACGTTACTGTATTTTCACTTAACTTCATTTGAAACTCCTTGAGAATCACGTTTATAAAAATTATCATGTAAGTATAACATTATTATGACATAATGTGCCACCTTTGTCAAGTCACTTTTGTTGTAGCCACCTTTCTTACCATATCTTTGAGCATATTTGATAATATTGCCGATGCAAAACCCCTCCCCATGGCCTGCATCGGCAATAAATTCGGTTGATTGAACTTTATTTTGAGCATAATGAGAAGAATATGTTTTATCTATTGCATCCCAAATTTCACTCAAATACTTGTCTTCATCAAAAACATAATTAATTTCGTTTTCGATTTTTCTTATTTTCTTGTTTAGTTTTTCGTCTTCGTTTTTCATAATTTTTCACTCTAGAATCATTATCTACACCATGAGAGGCGAATTCAAGTTGTGCGAGACTGGCCATGGAACCACTGAACACGTATGTCCCAACATGTCCCAATTTCATCCAAGGGCAAAGAAAAATCTTATACCCTATTTTACGAACAAATTGACAAAAGAAATAATCTTCTGACAGATATCGGTCACTACCATCTGCAATATCTCCAAGGTATTGTTTGGAATCAATGACAGTATCGAAATAGGCGTGTATATATCGGTCGCCTGTGAAATGTTCTGAACGATTGTGGTCAGGTTTATAAGAAAACTGTGGATAAGCGTCTTTGAAATTCTCAAACACTTGTCGTTTAATCATCATAAAACCTGTACCAATTTCCAAAACTTCAACTGGGTCAGATACTTGAATTTTATGTGTATTCTCAACTGGATTAAAAACATAATCACCAGTATAATTTTCTAAAATTTGAGGATCTTCATCTGCAAGACCCATATCAACAGCATTCCGAATTTTCTCCCAAGCAATACATTTCTTTGGATATGGACCTCCAATAATATCCTTATCCAGTGCCGCTAAAGTCAATACATCTTTGGGGTCAAAATGAATATCTGCATCTATAAACATGAGATGAGTATATTCTTCGGCCCGCATAAATTCATCACACAAATAATTTCTAGCTCTTGGTATGAGAGATTCATTGAAGAGATAAAAAAACTTCAAATCCATTTCATATTTTGATGCAAGTGTCGCTAAGTCACAACTTGCTTTTGTATACATTCCACCACACATACCTCCATACATGGGCGTACATACCATAATTTTTGCTTTACGTAATTCTTCAATTGGTACAGATATTTCTACCATTACAACTCCACTTTAGGCCATAGAAAAATAGGAGTCAGTCATTTCAACCAACCCCTATTCTTTTATTTAGAATGGTCTTAAATCTTCGTTTTCTTCTTCAGTTTCAGATGATTCAGAATCTTCACCTTCTTCTTCCTCATCGGAAGGCATGGAAACTTTTTCATCCAACTTGGAATACAAATCCATGAATGTATCTTTGGTTTGGTCATCAAACCTTGCAACACACATTGAAATCGCTTTCATGCGATCATTGAAGATTGAAAACGCTTGGACAATGTGAACCAGACGGCGAGTAGCGATAATCTCATCAACTCCACCATCATAGAAAGTTTTGCGAATCAAATCCGCCCAATCTACCAGTTTCCCAGCAAATTCCGAATCTTCACAACCAAGAGATTCCATCAACTTTATGATGATTTTTCTCTCAACTGAAACAGAAGGATATTCTTGTTCAACTGTGATAGGAAACCTTTCAAGAAAGGCTTCATTCAAGATATTTGTTCCAATGAACCGACCATCTTCAGAACCCTTGCCCTTAGTATTTGCAGTCGCCATGACTGTGAAACCAGTTTTAGGGCGGACAATCCTTCCTTCTTTTTTAATCAGAAGTGGATTTCCTTCCAGAACAGGTTGGAGACACATAATCTTGTTTGATGCAAGGTCAACTTCATCAAGAAGAAGAGTTGCACCACGTTCCATCGCCATCACTACTGGCCCATCTTGCCAAACTGTTCGGCCATCAATCAGTGCATAGTGACCGATCAAGTCATCTTCATCAGTTTCGATGGTAATGTTTACCCTGAAAAGTTCCTTTTTCAGTTCGGCGTGAACTTGTTCAATCATCATGGTTTTTCCGTTTCCAGAAAGACCAGTAATGAAAATGGGGTAGAATTGTCCAGACTTAGCAATAGTCTTGACATCATTGAAATGCCCAAACTTCACATATTCTGCCGCTTTAGCAGGAACATATGATTCTGTTTCATTTTTTGGAAACTCAATCACATTAGAAATGCGAGGAGCTTCAGTTGAAACAGTCTCAACTGGTTTTACCATAGGTTTTGAATATGTAACTAATTCCCCTGTTTCGGAAATAGTAGGAATACGAAAAATTCCCCTACGAACAGAATTCTCAGAACCCCATATAAAAGAAGGAGCATATTTTGACAGCCCACATTTGGCTGCCCACTCCATCAATTGTTTACGAGACGCTTCACCATCGGGAAAATCACGTAACAGACTCTCAATGATTTGTTGTCGCTTTTCGGTCACTTTAGACATTATATAAACTCCATAAGGAGGTTTCAAAAAAGAAGAAGAGGTTCATCTCTCCCCCATCATTACAACTATAGTATCGCATAAAATTGAGTTCAAGTCAAGTTTTTTACGCAACTTTTTTGATAAAGGCATTAAGAAGCACACGATTTTGCAACTTGTTTTTCGTATTCTTGCGTAACGCTTTTCTAAGTTCCGCTTTTGAAGAACCAACCTCAACCTTTTCAATATAATCAACTTCATCAATTTCTAAACCTTTGGAATTAATGATATAAAGTTCATCATATGCACTTTCAGTATCAATCAAAAACTTATCCTTGCGAAACTTTGACAATTCCTCTTGTGTAGGATAGTGATCTAAAATATATTTTAGACTATTCCCTCGGCCACTTGGGCAAAGAAAGAATCCAAGAACATTAATTTCCAAAGTCTCTTTGAGAAATTTCAAGTAAGTATCAGTTGTTCCTCCACGGCGATGTCTTTCAACCGAACTTACTCTAGTACGTGTTGCATGGTCATCTATATGGAATGTGTCTCTCCAACCAAAATTATTATAACCACACTTTTGAGTTGGATCATAATAAGTATTCAAGGGCGAACTTTGACCATCTGTTAGAAAAACTGCATTCACAATTTGAGCTTTGGTCTTTGTCTTGAATTCTGCAATTATTGTCTTTGCAGTAATAATAGCATCATCCAACGGAGTTCCACCCAAAGAATAATTTGAGGGCACTCCAAAATAATCATGTTGTCTATCCCAATATCGACTATAACGACAATCAAGTGATTCTCCCATCAAAAGGAGATTTTTATATGCATCATTCAATTCAGTTCTTCGCATTCTGGAAGAGAAAAAATTGAGTAAACGAAAACATCCATTTAACATCAAATCGCCTTTTTTATAAGTAGCGAATCTCTTCCCAGCAGAAGATACTCCTGAATAACGTTCATAATCACCATGATATCTGGAATTGTATTCACTATCCCAATCACGATAATGATCAACGAAAGCATATACTTCAAAGGGAATTTGAACTTTTGAACAAAACATTGTCAGGTTTATCAACTGCTCAATAGTATCTTTAATCATTCCATGCATCGAACCAGACCAATCAATGAACATGACCATTCCATGATTTTTTCCTTCAGGTAAGTTAGTAATCTGTTGAAACAGATTTTCACTATACTTGTAAGAATGAATCTTGTTCATGTCAAGAGTTCCTTTTTTTGAAGTATACGCTCTACGATGAATATCCGCGGCTTTCTTCATTTCAAACTCTTTGACCATGTAACTAATCATTTTCTCATTTGAATTTTTGAAATTCTTCAACAATTTCATACCATGTTCAGTAGAACCAGATTGTTCTTGATAATACTCTGATATTTCTTTAAGAGTTTTCTTGTAATCAATAACAAGTACATCCGTATTGATTTTTGGAACTGTTACATAAACTGGAATACTAACATCATCAGACATATTAGCAACATCTGCTTCGTTTTCACGAAAATTCTCATCTGTAAATGATGTAGGCTCAAATGAATTTCTATTATCCGAAAATGGATTCCCTATTCCACCTTCAAGACCATTTGAAGTATTAGAACTTTTATCTTTTTCTTCTGTTGAATCATCAGATTTGGATTCATTTTCCTCTTTCATTTTGTCCATAGCGTCTTT